AAACTAGCATAACCATCTGAATTAGGTTTGACTGTAAATCTATGATAGTCATTCACACTATCACCATTTTCATCTGTTGTAAATATTCTAACCTCAAATACAAACTTAAAACCACTTTGTGCTACAGTTGCGCTGCTACTTTCTCGTACAGTAAAAATAGTGTGTTTAGAATATGCAGGGTGTACAAACCTTAAAGGTCTGTCAAAAATTTGAAATGCCATTGTGTTTTATTTTAGTATATCTGCTGTTGTTTGTCTTAAAAATTTCTCTACATCACTTGCATAGGCTTTTGTAAAATCACTTGATAAATTTCTGTAGTGCTGTCTAAAAGCATTACTAAAAAACCTAGTAGCAGGTAAACCAAATAATGCTATTTTTCTACCTACTAAAAAGGCAAATGATTTGCGTGTAATAAACCTACCTTTTTTATCTCTACCTTGTATACCTTTGCGTTTTATCCAAGCCTCTATAGGTGCGTTTGGTATGTTATCGCTTTTAAATTTGTAAGGTGATTTGTATGCTCTACGCCCACTTTCTTTACCCTTAACACCTTTATCTTGAAACAAGCCATAATAAGGCATGTTAAAATTTAACTCTAATGCACCACTAGGAAAAACTTTTAAATCATAATTTAGTTTTTCTGCTAGCCTGCCTGTATCAATGTGGTCTTGTTTAGCAAGATTGCGAACAGATTGATTTATTACCTTATCGGCAAACATCTTAACTATTTTTTCTGTTCTATCTAGCTTCATTATGATGTAGCTATAAACAATTCTAAATCTAATGCATCACCACCATGAGGATTGTGTACAAATAAACTCTCTATATCATCTGTAGATGTTATACCTGCTTTGCTAGTTGCACCATTACCATTAGGTGTAAAAAATGTTACACTACAACCTGGTTTTAATTCTGTAGCTGCAGATGTAGCACTAAATGCTTTTGTTAATAGTAATACATTAGTATCATCTAAATTAGTCACTCTAATGTACTTTATATCATCTACATCAAAATTTACACCATTGCCTGTGCCTGAAAATGTTGCTAATGTTGTTGTTGTACTAGCAGGTATTGTATGTATTCTTTTAGATACATTACCTACACCTGTAATTGTTTTTGTTATTGTCTGGTCGTAAGTTGTACCATTTAGAGTAATCTCTTCTGCTACTGATACATTTAATGTTGCTGTCGTTACCGTTGTTGCCATTTTATTTATTTATTATATTATATTAAACCTGTGCAGACACCTCTATTAAAGCTGACTGTTATTGTAAAGTTTGCTGCCCACCCTGTAACCATACTATCAAAACGCTCTGTAAATGGCTCACATGATACATTGTCGCTTAATCTAAAATCATACTCACCATTATAGTCGTTTACATTAGTCAATGATGTTTGGTGGCTATATCTTAACATAGATATATAATCGCCAACTAATTGTAGCGTGTCGCTTAACACAAAATTTTCATTGCTTACTTGTTCTTGGTTTGTATCAGCTACTTGTGTGCTTACTAAATCCATAATGTACAATCTAAAGTTGTACTCTAACTCATTAGTTTTATAGTTAGCACTTTCTAATGATAAAAATGCTACAGGGAATAGTTGTGTGTTTGCAATATCTAAATCAAATATATCACCAAAACCACCTTGTTGCAATCCACTAAAATCTGCAACTATTGCATCATGTAATTGTATAATATTAAATAGAGTTACATTTTTATTTAATTGCCCTGCTGGATTGCTGTATGCTTTGTTTATCTTTCTCGTAGCTTAAATATGTAAATATTTGTGAAGCCTGTATTTTTGTTATTTCTGTTATTTTAGTTACATCACCATTTGCCAGGCTATGTATTACACCGTACCAACCCCATTTTCTACTAAACTGCTGCTCTGTTGTTTCGTATTTTTCATCTTGTTTTGTTTCTTCAAATAAGATTGCGTAATCATTAGATACTCCTTTCCTATATTCAAAAAAAAACCTAGCGCACCATTTACCGTTGCTATACTTAAATTGTCTTTAAACATATCTGCATTAGCAACACATTTTGCACTATCATAATCTACTATACTATACTTGCCTTTTTTCTCAAATGTTACCTCTCTATACAACACAGCCATAATATAGTGCAGGTTTTCTAATGGCTTTGTTAGGTAGTTATCTAAATCTACAAACTCACCAAATGTTATATCTTTTAGTTTAGGATGAAAACCAAACTTTTTACCATTAACCTCTATTATTAAATTTAGAGTTGTGTTTACCTTTATTGAAGAAAGTTTTGTTACTG